CGCAGCCCAGTACGGTGCGAAAGCCACCGGCATGAAGAAAGGTGGCTGAGATGGCCGACATTCAAGACTGGCAGCGCCAGAGCCAAAGCAAGAACGGCGGAGCGCAACCCGCGCCCCACCAAATGAGCCCCAAGACGATGGCCTACGGATCTTCGATGAACTCGAAGATCGCCAAGCCCACGCATGACTGCGGCGGCATGGTGAAGATGGCCGATGGCGGCATGGTCCGCATGGCCAACGGCGGCATGGTCCGTGGCTACGCTGACGGCGGCGAAGTGGACGACAAGGCCGCTGGTCTTGCCGCCAGCGCCAACGAGAAGGTTGGCTTCTTCGAGCGGATGCGCATGGGCAACATCGACGAAGAAGGCTCCGAGGCCTACAACCGCTTCGGTGCTGGCCGCGCCAAGGCTGACCGCGACATGGCAAGCGAAGCCGCTGCGATGAAGGCGGTCGATGACGCACGTTCGAAAGAAGTCGCGTCGGCAGCGTCTGAGGCCAAGCCGTCCGCAGACGACTCCGGCGCTTTCTATGAGGCAGGCTCCGGCACCATGAGCGACAGCAAGCCTGACGCACCGAAGCCCCAGGCAAGCAAGCCAGCGCCCAAGCGTGTGGCGTCCAAGCCTGTTGCTTCGAAGCCAGCGCCTCGCGCCGACAAGGTGACCGACACAGGCGACGAGACCTCGCGCCTGATGGCTCGCTTTCCCGCTCGTGCCGCCACCAAGGCCCGAGTGATCGCTGCCCCGGCGAGCTCGTCGTCTCGCGTCATGACGTCTGTGCGTCCCGGCGAGATCGACCCCAAGACGCTGCTTCCGAAGCGCTGATGCTGAAGAAGCCGTCCACCCAAGTACTGGCTGCTCTCTCCCAGTTGGAGGGCAACCCAAGTTTCGAGACTGTCCGTACCTGGCTCAACGAGTCTCTGCAAGACCTGTATCGCAACTCCTGCAACACCAAGGACGATGTTCTGTCCCGGTGGAACCAGGGGGCTGCACAGGCTGTTGAGGATCTGTTGGCCAAGGCATCAGATGCCACGGAAGTCATCCGTAGATCGCGGTAACTCAGAAATGGGTTAGCGGCGTTCTGCCGCAAAAAGGTGCTGGCCTTCCCAGCAACCGTTGAACACCGAACGAATCGCTCGAACACCGCGAAGGCTCGAATGCGACCGGCTCGGCTCACGGAGTAACTATGTCTTTACCACGCTCTGTCCTAGAGGCAGAAGAGCGAGCCAACCGGCTCCATGAAGAACTGCTGAACAAACAGCAAAACACTGAGGGTGATCCGCCCAAGAGTGAGCAGCCTCCGGCTGATCCTCCCCAGGCTGATCCGGAACCCCCGAAGCCCAATGACGGCTCCACACCGCCGCCTGCTACCGGAGCAGACGACCAGTTGGAACACCGATACAAGGTGCTGCAAGGCAAGTACAACTCAGAGGTTCCTCGCCTGTCGGCGGAGAACAAGGATCTGAAGAACAGACTTCAGGATCTCGAGCAACAGTTCGAGACGATGAAGAATGCCAAGCCGCCCGAACCCCTGGTCAAACAGGAAGAGATCGACGAGTACGGCGAGGGTTTGATTGACGTTGCACGACGCATTGCTCGAGAAGAGCTGGCGGCGAAGCAATCAGAGATCGACTCTCTCAAAAGCCGCATCGACTCGCTCTCCAATGTGACGACTCAAAAGGTCGAGACGGACTTCTTCGCATCCCTGACTGGAATGGTTCCCGAGTGGGAGCAGATCAATCAAGACCCCCAGTTCCTAACCTGGTTGGACGAGATGGACGAGCTCGCAGGCGAGACCCGACAGTCACTCCTGTCGCGTGCCGAGAAATCGCGTGATGCTGCCAGAACCGCGAAGTTCTTCAATGCGTACAAGAAGACATCTTCAACGTGGGCGGCGAAAGCAACCACAGCGCTTGACCAGCAAGTAGCGCCTCCGACGAACAAGGCACCTCAAACGCCCCCGACCAAACGAGTCTGGACCCGCGCAGAGGTGAACACGTTCTATCAGCGGATGCGTCGAGGCGACGTCAGCGATGCAGATGCAATCGCCATTGAAGCTGACATCCATGCAGCTCAAATCGAGGGTCGTATTCGATGACCCGCAATCAAACTTTTTAAGAGGTATTCAAAATGGCTTTTCCAGTAGCATCCGGTTACACCCAATACTCCGGCAACTTCATCCCTGAAATCTGGTCTGGCAAGCTCCAGGTCAAGTTCTACAAGACCTCGGTGTTTGCCGAGATCGCCAACACCGATTGGGAAGGCGAGATCAAGGGTCAAGGCGACAAGATCCACATCCGCACGATCCCAACGATCACCATCAACAACTACGCCAAGGGCGACAACCTGACCAATCAGGTGCCCAACAGCGCTCCCGTTGAGCTGTTGATCGACAAGGGCAAGTACTTCGCCGTGGTCCTGGACGACGTCGATGCCGTGCAGTCCGACATCAAGCTGATGGACATCTTCACCAACGATGCCACCGAGCAGATGAAGATCGCTATCGACGGCGACCTGTTGAACGGTGTGAAGGCTGCTGCCGCCACTGCCAACAAGGGTGCCACCGCTGGTGCCATCTCCGGCAACCTGAACCTCGGTACTGACGCCGCTCCTCGCGCCGTGACCAAGGCCAACGTCCTGGACTTGATCCTCGACGCTGGCCAGGCACTGGACGAGCAGAACGTCCCCGAGTCGGGCCGCTGGTTGGTGATCCCATCGTGGATGGCCGCGATGATCAAGAACTCGGATCTGAAGCAAGCCTACTTGACCGGCGACAGCATCTCCCCGCTGCGCAACGGCAAGCTGGGCATGATCGACCGCTTCATGGTCTACGTGTCCAACAACCTGCCCAAGACTGCCGACAACGACAGCTACTTGATGGCTGGCACCAAGGACGCGATCACCTTCGCTTCGCAGATGACCAACGTGGAAACCCTCCGCGCTCAGTCCACCTTCGGCAACATCGTCCGTGGTCTGAACGTGTACGGCTACAACGTCATCAAGCCTGAAGCTCTGGTGAACATGGTCGCTGTCAAGGGCTGATCGTAGCCAAACGAGGGGACTGACTCCTCCCTCGTATTTAGGGCCACCTCGGGTTTCCGGGGTGGCCCTTCTTTTTTTCAGGACACCAAATGAAGTTGATGCGAAACACCCGCACAGGCCGACAGGCTGTGTACGACGAGACCCTGGTCGCCACCGGCAACTGGGAACTGGTCGAGGATGCGCCGAAGCCAACCGCAAAGAAGCCCAAGCCGGAGAAGCAGGACTTCGTCAAAGCTGGCGACGACGTTCAGATCACCCTCACAAGGAGCTCCGGTGAAAGCATCGAGCATCAAGCGTGAAGGCGGCAAGCTGGTCTACCGAGGCCAGGAGTTCGACGGCTTCAACAAGCCCAAGGATGCGCCCGCAGGCTCACCCAAAAAGAAAGTAGTGCTCGCCAAGAAAGGCGACGAGGTCAAGCTGGTCTCGTTTGGTCTTCGCGGCATGGACGACTTCACCCAACACAAAGATCCAGAGCGCCGCAAGAACTATCTTGCCCGGTCCGCTGGCATCAAAGACAAGAGCGGCAAGCCCACGAAGGACGACCCGTTCAGCGCCAACCACTGGGCGCGAAAAGTACTCTGGTAAGGAACACTCATGCTGGCAAGTGACATCATCTCCAGGGCTCAGATCCTGCTCCAAGACACGGCTGGCGTGCGCTGGACATCGTCGGAGCTGCTCAAGTGGATCAGCGACGGCCAGCGCGTCATCGCCCTGGTGCGCCCCGACTCGTCTGTCGACAACGTGTCGTTCACGATGGTGGCCGGGACCAAACAGACACTGCCCTCGGATGGCCTGCGTCTGTTGGATGTGGTCCGCAATCTGTCGGCGGCTGGTGACCCAGGCCGCGCCGTGCGGATGGTGGAGCGCGAGACGCTCGATGCCCAGGACTTGATGTGGCACACCCGCCCCTCGACCGGCACTGTGACCACCTTCATGTACGACAACCGTGATCCCTTGCACTTCTACGTCTACCCCAAGGCGGCGGCAGCACAGAAGATCGAGATCATCTACTCCAAAGACCCGGTCGAGATCACCAGCGCCGGACAGGAGTTGGCCGTCAACGACCTCTATGCCGAGCCCCTGCTGAACTATGTGATGTTCCGCAGCTACGGCAAGGACGCCGAGTTCGCCGCCAACGCTGGCCTGGCTCAGTCCTACCTTGGGGTCTTCAACGCCATGCTGGGCATCAAGACCAGCAAGGACTTCGCATTTTCCCCGGACGCCAACAAGCCGGGTGGCACACCCGCCGTGGGTGCCGCACAAGCAGGAGGCGTCTAAGTGGCCAAGTCATACGAAGAATTCTTCCCCTACGTCCTACCCGACGTGGCGGGATGCCCAGAGATTGCCGCGATCCAGGCGATCCGCGACTCGACCATCGAGTTTTGCGAGAAGAGCCTGATCCACCAGGCCGATCACGACCCGGTCACCGTCACCGCACGGATCGCCGACTACGACCTCGAGACGCCCGTCAGCGGCACTCGAATCACCAAGGTAATGAAGGCTTGGTACAAGGGCCAGGAGCTCATTCCTGCCGCGCCTGACCAGGTTCGCGACCCCTCGGTCTACAACCAGCGCATCGGCGGCTACCAGACCGAATACTCGACCCCGAGATTTTTCATCCAGAAAGACCCGGACACCTTCAGTTTGCTCCCAATTCCGGATCAAACACTGGCTCAGGGCATTACAATCCGTGTGGCACTCGTGCCCCTACGAGGCTCCACTTCCTGCGAGAACTTCCTGTTCGAGCAGTGGGCCGAAACAATTGGGGCTGGTGCAGTCTCCAGGCTCCAGCTTGTCG